ATCTTCAAACTAAATATGAGTTGTCAATTCGTGGTGTGGGTAGTTATGCCACGGATTCTTTGGCCCATATGTGGTGGGTCATTCTTTGTCACAGGTTACATCATTTTGTAAATGGTGAAGGTTTTCGTGACTAAATAGTAGTAATACTATAATACGCTAATATAAACAAATAATACTATAATATAGGAGAATAATATGTCATTAGCCGCGCTGAAAAAGCAATCCGATTTCTCATCACTCATTGATGAGTACAACAAACAAACAACCCCTCAAGAAACCAAATCATTTGCCGATGATCGAATCTGGAAACCAGAGCTTGATAAGTCAGGTAATGGTTATGCAGTAATTCGGTTCCTTCCTGCTCCAGACGGAGAAGATGTGCCTTGGCAGAGAATGTTCACTCATTCTTTTCAAGGGCCAGGTGGATGGTACATTGAGAATTCCTTAACCACTATCAACAAGAATGATCCTGTAGGTGAGGTGAATCGTAGACTTTGGAATACTGGTTCCGAAGCAGACAAGGAAACTGCCCGTAGGCAGAAACGTAAGTTGTCATACTTCACCAACATCTATGTTGTTGCAGATCCTAAACATCCAGAACATGAAGGAAAAGTTTTCCTTTATAAGTTTGGTAAGAAGATCTTTGATAAGGTTATGGAGGCAATGCAACCTCAGTTTGATGATGAGGAAGCAATCAATCCTTTTGATTTATGGAAGGGTGCGAACTTCAAATTGAAGATTCGTAAGGTTGATGGTTTCTGGAACTATGACAAGTCCGAGTTTGAGTCAGTAACACCATTACTGGATACTGATGAGGCTTTGGAAAAAGTTTATGGTTCAGAGTATCCGTTGAAACCTTTTCATGAAGATTCTAACTTCAAACCTTATTCGGAGTTGAAGGAGAAGATGGAACGTGTCTTAGGTCAGGAAGTTGATAACAGAACTGCCGAACAGGTAGCCTCTGATATGGAATTATCTGGTAGAGATATAGAAGGAGCTCCATTTGATGGTGGGAAACCAATGACTACTGGTGCATCTGATACTATGGACTACTTTGAGAAGTTAGCTACTGCTTAATTTCTGAAGTACTTTTGACTGATTGGGTTTAATGAATTTGAAGCCGCAATCATTGTAGTAGATGATGGAGAAGAATTAACAATGGTGGTAGGGGCATTTACCATGCCTCCACCACCCATTCCACCACCTGACATCATATCAGCAGTTTGTTTTGCAGGAATAACTTTTGCAGCAGAATTTGCATTTACTACTAATTCCCCCCTCATAGATCCTTCACCTACTATTGCAGCTCCACCAGGCAATATAGTTCCTCCTGTTGCCATTTTTGCTAATGAGGCTTCTAATTTTTTAATCTCTAGATTTCTTGTATTTTTTCTACTACCTGAGCCTCTAGATGTATCTGATTCATTTTGAGATTTAAGACTATCAATATCTTCTTGTATATCTTTTTTAGAAGGGCCATCTAAGAGTCCAGATATTAAATCATAGCCAGGAATTTGTTTGAGTAAACCTTTAAAATCAATATCTAACAAACTTGCAAACCATTCAAATATTTTATCTAAAGCACTTGTTATTAAACCCCCAAGACTCCAACCTTCTTTCTTTTTACCATCTTTATCTGTATCCCAACCAAATAAACCAGTAATCCATTTAAAAGCTGCATTAAGGGGAAATAAAATTATATCAATTAGTGGTGCAAGTCCTTTGAAACTGACTCCTTTACCATCAAATCTAAATAAATCTCTTACCCAATCTATAGCTTTAAATATTGCATCTTTAACAGCACCTACAATAGACCAATCGGTAGCAGCTTCTTGTTCAGCCTCACTAAATCCAAATAGACCCATAACCCATTTGATACCCCATTTGATACCATCTTCTACCATTTGTGCAAGGTCAAATATAAAGAAATCTAATAGTGTTTGTAATCCAACTTGTAAAAATGTTAATATTTTTTGACCCAATCCTCCTGTTTCGTCTTCCGCAGCACCAAATCCTGCCATAATAGCTTCAACTATTCCCCATACTAACATAACAGGAGCAAATAATCTTCCCATAAATTTTAAAACACCTCCAGCAAATTTTGTTATTGTACCCAGGCCTGGAATCATTTTTAAAAATTTAGTAATTTTACCAAAGGCTTTTCCTATTCCTCCCTCTTTTCCAAAGGGCCCAGTTATCATTTTAAATACACCTTTTACTGCTGTGATAATTGCTGTCCAAGGCCCAGTTGTTATTATTTTTGCAGCACTAAACAATTTACGAATTTTTCCACCCTTCGCAAATAAGTCTGTGATTCCTTTAAAGATGTTAGTTATTTTAAAATTCTTAAAAGCCTTTGTTATTTTACCACCAATACCTTTCCAAAAATCCTTAAATGCTTTCCATCCTGTACTTTTTCCGAAAAAGTCACCTATCCATTTAAAAACTTTAATGCCACCAACCCAAGCACCAAGAGTTTTCATTCCTGTCCATAAGAAATCAAAAGCTTTTACAGCTATATCATATATTTCTTGAAGATTAGTTTTTGATAAAAAGTCAAAAAGTTTATAAAGTAAAAATAATCCAGCTCCTTTTAATAACCATTGTAATATACTTTTTGCACCAGCTGCTATTTTTTCTTTCTTATCTTCCCACCACTTATGTACAGATTCTTTCATCTGCATTGCTCTTTTTGCAGCTCGTTCAGCAAATTCTTGACTTAACCCCATTGATTCTAATTGACCTTTTAGTGTATTTAAGATTTGTTGATTTCTAGCTTGTCTTTTTTGTTCTTTCTTCTCTTCATCTGCCTTTTTCTGGTCATCTCTTTTACGCCATGCTTCAGCTTGGTTAAACTCTACTTCATCAGCCTCCGCAGTTGCTACATTAACTTGTAAACCAGACTGGCGAGTTTCTTCTGCTTTTGCAAGAAAATCTTCATTTGTTACACCAGAATCTTTAAGTTGTTTTCGTAAATCCCAAGCAGCTCTTGTATCTTTATTTTGTTTATTCTTTCGGTCAAGTGCAGAATCTTTTGCATCTTTTTGCCATTCCTTAAATTGTTTAATAGATTCGGCTCCACTATCTGCAAAATCTTCACGAAATTTTTCAAACTGTTTGAAACTTGTAGATTCACTATCCTCAAATTCTTTTTCAAGACTTTCTATAGCTGCAATTTGTTCTTTAGATGATTGTTTATTCCAATCTTCACTTTTTGCAGCTAACTGTGCAATACCTTCAGTTACCTCTTTAACTGCCTTTTCTACTGGTTTCCAAATTTCTTCAGCCATATTGATTTTTCCTATTTTGTTCTTTTACTTTTTCGTTTTCTTCTTTAATATGTTCAATTAATTTATCAACATAAATATCCCTTTCCCACGGCAACATATTCTCCATATCAGATAAGCTCCAATTATGTAATTGGGTCATCTGAAACAGAGTGTCAAAATACATTCCCAAAGTTATGTGACAAAGGGCTACCCGAAAAAAGATTGTATACCCTTTAAGGTAACTGTTGATTTTACCTTTGTATTAGGGTTTGTCACTTCTATTTCATGTTTTAGTGTAGGCATAGTTTCAAAGAAGTTCTGAATTTTTTCAAATTGTTCATGACTTAAACTTTCTAAGAAATCCGTTTTCTCAGTATATGAATAATCTGAAGCATCATGTACTTCCTCACCTTCCCAAATTTGAAATATACACTCTGCAACCATTTTAAATAATTGCTGAGTTGGATTGGGAGTATCATTAACAGCATGCTCTTCAACAAGATCCATAGTTGGATATGACATTAAAACTCCAATATTATCTGTTAATTGGATTCTAGCATCATGTTTCTCATCCATTTCAACATTGATTTTAGTTAAATCAACTTCAACATCTACTGTTGTTTTTTCATCATCGGGACAAATTATTTTTAATTTAGCAATCTCTCCAACAGATTTTGCTCGTATATTTAGAAAAATATATTCTAAATCAAACATTGGCAGTTTATCAACTGCTATTTCTTGTGTTACACAATTTTTAATAAGATTTTGAATTGCAATATATTGTGCTTTTTCATCTCCTGTTTCTTGTGCAATTAATAAAAGTTTTTCCTCTTTTACGAGAAATGGTCTATAAGTAATTTCCTCATCAGTTGAGGGTATGTTTAGCTTATACTCCGGCGTATTAATTTTTGGTAAACTCATAATATTCTCACTATTTTAATGTTAAAATTATCCAAATAAACTTGAAGCCTTTGATAGGGGGCCTGTATTTATTCCTTGACCTATCGCACCAGTTAATGGGCCTGATAACTCTGGTGGTAGATCTTCTATGAATGGAAAACCATCCTTTTCGTTTCTAAATTCTCCTACTGCAAGATTAATAGTACTACGATTCCCAACATTACCCATCTTGAAGGGACTCCATTTCTCATATTGCCATGTTACAGTAAATGTAGCAATGCTTCCACCTCCATCATGACTGAGTTCTATTGCTGACACTAATTGGGGCCAACAATTAAATATTTTAACTCCATAACTTTCTCTAAAATCAACTTTAGGTATTTTGTTTTGTGCTTGTGCTTCACTTCTAGGGTCATCCACCCCTGTTGCTTCGTTAAATGCAGTCGTACCTTCCTTTATAGCATCACTAATTGTATCAGCCATATTATCCCCTAAACCAGATTGATTTTTTTGAGCACCACCAATACTAGCTCCTGCTGAAAGAGTTGTACGAGTAAAAATATCAAACTCAGCAACATATTCTTTATAAAAATTGAAATTTCCTGTTAGGTCATTATAAATTAGTTTTTGCCACGCATCAAAATAATTCTTGATGTCCATAGTACCATCACAATAAAACTCAGTCGAAAGTGTTCCATATTGAATACTTTGTGGCATAAATTGAGGATGGTTATATATTCGATTGGCTGCAGGATTAAATGATTTATCTGGTATTGATACTTTACTACAAAACAGATCCATTTTCTGTTCTTGTCTTTTATATTCTTGATTACTAGCTTTTTTCCACAAGGTAGATGATGACCATTGAGCTTTATGCCATAAGTTAGTAAATTCTGTATTGGATGATTTATTCATTATATGAGTACGCCAATCTAAACCACCAGTTTGTACTTTACCATTATTTGAACCAGATGGTGATGAACCAAATCTTCCAGCAGGCCCTTGTGCTGTAAAGGTTTGTTGATCTATACCTTGAGGAATTTGAAATTTTACCTTAAAATTCGCAGGGATTTGAAAACCTTCAGCTTTTCCAACGACAGAACGAATAGTTTGAACTTCACCTCTAGCATCCTTTTTGTATTTCCCCCTACCTTTATCATCTTCAATGATACCAGCTTTTCTAAGAATTCCTTTAGCTCGTTCTCCTGAAATACCAGTACGAACATCAAATTTTCCTACTTTTACACCGTTTCTAAATAGTGCCATATTTTACCTTAATAATATTGTTTTGAATCTGACCAAACTGTTCCTGTCCCTGCACCTTTAAATTTTTGTAGTGGTAGTGAAGCTGCATAACTCCAATCATTACCACTAATACCATAAAATCCTGCTCCCTGAACATGACTAAATAAATATCGTTTGATACAAGGTCTTGCTGGTTTAAAACTTGTTATAATGTTATATGATAATTTTAACCTATAATTTTCATCCATTTTTCTAGCAGCACCAGCACTTTTAATTAATCGTAACATTAAATTTATACGATCATTTGGTGGAAGATAGTGCAAATTGATTCCATAGAATCCATTGTTTGCATAATCAAAAGGAAAAATTAAAGGCCATACATCCCAATATGGCAATACATCTTTCAACTTAGCATCATATTGAAATAAATATAGTCTACCAAGTTTAGGTGTATTGTCAATTCCAACATTTCTATCTTGTATAATTTCATCTCTTGCAGTTGCTGCTGGAAATGCAGCTCTACGAGTTTTACTAACTATAGATTTAAACCACTCTACAGCTTTTTTACTCTTTGCACTTACTGATGATAAGAAATCTGTTACTACGCTATCGGCCATGCATATATTTAGTCGTTTTAAGGTTATCTTCTGTTAATATTTGAAATTTCCACCCAAGCTCCTTACATACACTTCTTGCAGCTTTCCATTTTGCTTGATTACGATGCCACTCTTTAGTTTCGTGCATATAAGCTTTCGTGACTCGCTTTTTCGGTTTAGGTGGTTTAGTGAATTTTTTTGGTTTAATCTCTATCATAAACTTATCACCATTTTTTGTCTTAATATAAAAGTCAGGAAAATATCTATGCTGTTTATTATCCAATGGTGAGATATAAGGAACTATAAGTTCTTCTGAGCCCCATTCAACAATGCCAGGGTCATTATCACAATGTCTCATGAAACTACGTTCCCACAAAGACCTATAAATAATATTAGTAATATCCCCTTTATACTTTTGTCGATTAGTGGGACGAAATTTACCCTTGTAGTTCATATAAATACTTAGAAAGACTTCACATAGGAATATTTATGCAAAATTTTATAGCCCAATCTATGAGGCGATTTGGTTTAGCACCAAAAAATACAGTTACCCCGGCTTCACCAAGTGGTGGTAGTGCTTCCAGTATTACCAATAATCCATTATCACATATGGAAGTAGAAGGGAAATATGCCTATTCTACACTTTCATATCCCCTTGACCTTCAAACTAGAACTGATTTAGGACATTATATGATGTTCTATGTTAATATTCCTAACGAAAGTGCATATGGATCTACATCTGATACACAAAGATCTGAACTAAATGCAAAAGCAGAAGCAAGTCAAAACTTTTCGGGCGCAAAGGGGATGTCTGGCAAAGAGAAAGCTCAAAGATCGATATTAAATAATAAAAGGGGATTTGCTGCAAATGCTGGAACAGCTGGAAGTTTTAATGCAGAAGGAAGGACTTGGAAAGCAGGAGAAACAGATAAGGTAATACATAGAGAACAGAAATCAAGTAACATAAAAAGTATAACTAAACGAACTGCTGATGCTATAACTTTGTATATGCCTAATACAGGTATTACATCACAACATACTCCAAAATGGGCTGATTCGGAACTGGGTGGAAAAATTGGTGAAGCAGCGGGTAGAGTTCAGAATGGATTTGAAGGTGGTGTTTGGGGTGGTATTCAAGGATTCATGGCGCAAATGGCTGGAGAAATGAGAGACTTGGGTACTAGTATGGTCGGAGCAGCTGCAGGTGGAGATTTAAAAGCAGCTAGAGATAAAGTATCTAATCAAGCAGAAAATCAATTTATAGAAACATTTTTTAAAGGTATTGATCTCCGAAAATTTGATTTCTCATGGCAATTTAGGCCAAAGAGTCCTGAAGAAGTATATGAAGTTCGCAAGATTATTGAAAAATTTAAATTTCATTCATTACCAGAATTACCAAGTGGTAATAGGCATGGTAGATATTTTACAGTACCAGCTTCATTTGATATTTTTTATATGTATAGGGGTGATGAAAACCAATGGATTAATAAAATTTCAACGTGTGTTTGTGGTGGTGTTAATATAAATTATTCACCAACTGCATGGCAAACATTTAGACCAATAAAAGAAGATAAATGGCCACAAGGAGCACCACCTACTGAAATAGATATGACTTTGAACTTTATGGAAACCAGAATTATTACTAAACAAGATGTACTAGAGGGATTTTAATATGTCATATTTTTCTAATTTTTCAACAATGTTATATGATCCAGCTGGAGATGGTTCAGCAAAGCTTTGTACTGACATCATGAGTCGTGTTCGTGTAAGAGTTAATATGAAAAAAGAAATTGTTATGTTAGACCCATATGATGTTAAAGAAAATGAAACTCCTGAAATAGTTGCTGACAAACATCATGGAAGTCCACATTATCATTGGGTTGTTATGTTACTAAATGAAATATCTGATGTTAATCATGATTGGGTTAAATCTACTAGACAAATGCAAAAATATCTTTTATCCAAATATACTGAAACTCAACTTACTGAAACCCACCATTATGAAATATCACAAACATCTGGTGATACTACTATTAAAATTGAAGTTGAAAACTCAACTTATCCTTCTGCAACAGCTATTACAAATTATGAATATGAAATTGCATTAAACGAATCAAAAAGAAAAATTGATCTATTAAGAAATGATTATCTTACCTTTTTTGTAGATGAGTTTCAAAGTTCAATATAAAATACTATGGCTGCAGATAAAAACCTATATCAGAATGCTGGTGATTATACTTTAGATGGTGTTCTTATAGTAGGAAGTTCGGGTGCAAAAATAAATATAATTTCTCAAGTTAGAGAACTGAATATTTATCAAAGTATTGATTCTCCTTTTATGTCTGGTAATCTTATGATTGCTGATTCAAAAGGTGTTTCAGAAATATTACCATTTCTAGGACAAGAACGATTACTTTTTATGTTGCAAACTCCTAGTCATGGAGGCACAGTAAATTTTAATGAATATAATGCGATAATTTATAATGTAGAAACTAGATTTCATTCAAGCGATAGAGAACAAACTCTTGTTTTAAATTGGACTACATTAGAGCATTATAAAAATATCCGTACAAAAATATCTGCGTCATTTGATGGAATGATAAGTAGTATAGTTGAAGAAATATTAATAGATAGTGATTACTTAGCAACATATAAGCCGTTAAATATTGAATTAACTAAAAATATTAGAAAATATGTAATTCCAAACCTTAATCCTTTTCAAGCAATAGAACTTTTAAGAACAGAAGCTGTAAGTGCTGAAGAACAATCCCCACATTTTTTATTTTTTGAAAATCCAAATGGATTCCATTTTAGGTCATTAGATAGTTTAATTGGTTCTCAGGGATCTTTGTCTGTTGACCATAAAAGAACTTATAAATTTGAACCACCAGCAAATGATGAAACACCAGAAGAATCTTCTACAACTATTTTACATTGGGAAGTTCAGGATAATAACAATAATTTTCTAGGCACAAAACTTGGTATGTTTGGATCTACCCTTTATTATCATGATATATTTAACAAAAATATTCAAAAATTTGAATTTGATTATACAAAAGATTCATTTAACATAAGAAATTCTACAAATCAAGAAGATGTCAAGTCAGGCACAGTTGTTTCTCAGGGAATAATTGAAAATAAAAAAACAATTACAGAATTTCCAAACTCTAAAGTGTTTGTACATCCCACAAGTAGTGATAAATTACATTCTTTAGGAACTGATAATAATGCTGATGAATGGTTACAAGAATCAATTTCTAGAGAATTAGAACGAGAGTATTTTACATTAAAAATTGAAACATATGGTGACACTAATATTATGGCTGGAGATATGATTAATGTTATTATACCATCAAACAAACCATTAGATATAAGTGCTGGAGCGGAAGCGGTTGATCCTATATTATCTGGTAGATATTTAATTACAAGTTTACATCATAAAGTCACTCCCACAGAGGCAAATCATTCAATGGTTATGACTATAATGAAAGATTCAGTATCAGTTGCAACATCAGTCAAGAAGGTTCAATATCCAGAAGAACCAAAAGGTTCTGTAGATACTGGACTTAAATCTACAAAAAAGAAACTTAAACCAAAAACTAAAACATCAAAAATGACAGCAACACAGCGGAACTTTTTTGCTTCATAAATAGTAATATGATAACATACGAACAATTCTTAAAAGAGGGTGTCTACGATCCCAACATATTCAAAGCAGTTTTCATGGCAGGTGGCCCAGGCTCAGGTAAGTCATTTATTGCTGGTAAAACTACTGGTGGATTGGGATTGAAGGTTATTAACTCTGATTCCGCTTTTGAGCGATATTTAAAGAAGGAAGGACTTTCCTTAAAAATGCCTGATACAGAAACTACAGGAAGAGATGCAGAACGTGATAGAGCTAAAAAAGTAACTGAAAAAAAGAAATATCTTGCAGTCAGAGGCCGATTAGGAATTATTATAGATGGTACTGGTCATAAATATGATAAAGTCGCAAATGATTCTGCAATGCTTGAACAACTTGGTTATGAAACCACAATGGTCTTTGTTAATACCTCACTAGAAGTCGCACTCCACAGAAATGAAAATAGAGCTCGTTCAGTAAAACCTACCCTAGTAAAGAAAAGTTGGCAAGATGTACAAAACAATATGGGTAAGTTCCAGAACTACTTTGGTGCTGCAAATTTCTTTATTGTGGATAATAATGGATTTGAGGAAGATATGTTGGAAATAAGTACAAAACACATCAGAAAAGCAATATCATCACCAGTAAAGAATATTATTGCAGCTGCATGGATAGCAAATGAAATGAAAAAGAAAAAGGAAAGGAGAACATAATGGATTGGTTAGAAATATCTGGATGGATTGCTGCATTTTCTATAGCAACCTCATTATTTTATAGAAAAGGTGTAAGGGCCGGAATCAAACACGCAATAATGGTATTAGATTTAGATGGACATCAGATAGAGAAATTAAATAAAGAGTTAGAAAAAGATAGTCATGACATAGCTATGAAAGCTATGAAATTAAATTAATCAAACCCCTAACAAAAGGATCTTTCATGAAAACTGACACGATACCTTTATGGCAAGTCGAAGTTAGTAACGCACAAAAGTTTTTGAGTAATAAAGAAAAAGCATATGAGTACGCACATGAATTACAACAACAGGGAAGAAACGTAGAAGTTTACGAAAATGGAATACTACAAGACAAATTAAAACCACAGGAACAGTATTCTTTTAATGTATAAATATAATAACAACAGATAACAAAAAGAAAAAATGGCATTAGATAAAATTACCACAAATATTATTGAAGATGATGCGATAACTGCTGCAAAGATAGTTGCAGGAGCAGTAGAAGTAGATATAAGAGCTGGTAGTGTTACAGGAGATAAGATTGGATATTTAGAGAATGCTACGGCTGCCCAAACCCTTTCTGGCACATACTCAACTGAACGTATGTATCTCAATGATTCCTACCAACTGACAGGAGATGTAACTGTAACAGGTCATCTTGCACTAGGGACAATAGCAGATGCAGATGTAGTAATAACACAAGATGGTACTGAAAGGACAATAACAGGTTCAGGAACACTTGAGTCTGGTGAGTTGATGGTATCCGAGAAGACTGACCTTACAGATATGACAGGTGAACTTGGGAGTGGTGTTACAGGAGGATCGGGGTTGACGGCACTTGGTACAGTGACAGCAGGAAACCTGAGTAATTCTGCAATCGTTTATCCAGCAGGGCATGTGCTTCAAGCTGATGTTATTGATATAACCTTTCAAGCAGGTTGTCAGGCAAGTGAGGCTGGGCCGGAGAGCAGCATCACTAATTCAACAGGGGCACAGGTATTGTCAACACTTCTTAGTCCTGTATCTGATAACTCTACATTTATTTTTCAACTTGGTCTTCATGTTGACGCTAGTGGTTTCGTACCGGGGGGACATGGAGAAGCAATAGGCTTATGGGTTGGTACTACTTTAATAATTGAAACATATTTGCTTAGAACCTATGCTGATAATCAACCAATGACTCATGCAGGGGCTGGAAAATATACACAGTCAACTGGTGCTGATTTTAATATAAATTTAAGGGCTTATGGTGATCGTGCAGTCACTTTGTCAGTAGGTCAACTTCAGGGTCACACAGTATCTAATACTCAAACTGGACTTTTTTGGATGGAGGTTGAATGAGGATTTTTAATATAGCAGATGCATTAACATCTTTAGTACCAACAGGTAATTTTTGTATTTCTGGCAGGGATATAACTTATGCTAAAGTAGATTGGCAATCTGATTTAACTATGCCTTCTGAAGCAGAAATAGATGCTGAAATAGTCCGTCTTCAGGCAGAATACGATGCCCTAGCCTACTCAAGAAAACGTGAGGCAGAATACCCCTCAGTACAAGAATGTGTCCATGCAATATTGGACGATACCCTCGATGCACTTCAAGCCAAACGTGCAGAGATTAAAACTAAATATCCAAAAGGAGGATAACTTATGGCAAACTTAATAATCAAATCCTCTGCGGATAATTTAGTCTTGCAAGGGTCAGATGCTTCACCAGCAATAACTGTGGGGGCAACTGGAACAACGACATTTGCAGAGAATGCAACCCTGTCGGGAACAGCAAATAATCTTGGGACTTCTACAGCAGGAACTTTTACAAGTGGAGTGACATTTCCTGCTGGTCATGTATTGCAGGTTCTAAGCACAACAAAAACTGACACTTTCTCTCACGCCACAACTACTGTGACCACTATAACAGGATTAACAGTAGCTATTACACCTTCATCAACCTCTAACAAAATTCTCATAATGGGCGGTGTGAATTTTGGTAAGGTTAATGCCAATTCTGGATACCCTTTGAAACTATTTAAAGATTCTACAGAAATTGGTATTGGTGGAGCTGCTGGAACTAGGCCACTTGGTATGGCAGATTTGAATATGCCGGCTTATTCAGCGACTTTTATGGAGCATAGATACGTTAGTTTTTTAGATAGTCCAAATACTACATCAGCAATAACTTATTCTTTTAGAATTGTAAGCAGAGATAGTACTGCTATTACCATTAATAGCCCTTCAACTGATGCTGATAATACCTATACTACGAGAAGTTCATCAACAATAACAGTAATGGAAATAAAGGCATAAAATGAGAGATAACGCAATAAAAACAACACATCCAACTGTAACTACTATTAATGCCGGAATAGATGCTTGGGATAAGGATGGCAATATTGTTGTTCTGGATGAAAGTAAAATAACAACAGAAATGGCTCGTCTCCAAGCAGAATACGATGCTTTAGAATATGCTCGTAACCGCCAAGCAGAATATCCAGATTGGGGTACTCAGCTTAATAAGATTTATGATGATGGCCTGACCAAGTGGAAGTCTGAGATGGTTGATCCAGTTAAAACTAAATGGCCTAAAGATAACTCAGGGCCGGTATAATAAATAAACAATGCCAGTATTAACTAAGATAAACACAAAGTTAATACTGGATAACTATAATAAATTACCTACCTAAATACTCCTAAACTGGAGGTTAATATAAATAATTCAAAGACAATAAAAATCATAATAGTAAGCATACTTTTTATAATAATTATGTTTACAGAACAAATAGTTGCGTTGTTTATATGAAATACACAATAAAAATCAGACAAGATACTGTACATAAGACAGATGACTTGAAACAAGCACTAAAGGCTGTTGCCAGTTTGTTTCAAAAAGGTCATTCTGATATATACTTGTATGGGGGAAGGTTTGGTAGTTGGTGGTAAGATTATTATTATTAACTATAATATTTGTACTTTTAGGTTGCGCCCCTGCAATTGATACTGGCTCTGAATGGGTAAGGGGTATAGCTCATCTACCAAAATTAGAAGGTTATTCTAATGCTGGTTTCTATGAATTAGATGATTCTATCTATTCTAGACATTGTGATAATGTTGGAAATATGATACGAATGAAATATGATGAAGAGGGGCAGTTATGGAAACGAACAAAGTACGAAACTCATGGGTGTATTTGAAGAAATTCTTATATTTATAGTTTCCTATGGATATTTTTTTGCAGCTATCCCTTTTGTTATAGGAATTATAGGTGCAATTTTAAAAGCAAATGAAGTGTTTTAAATTAGAGAAAGATTATGGCTGAATATAAAAACGATGAAGCTTGTGAATACATTTATGATGTGGTCGCAATACCAAAAGTAGTAGATGGAGACACATTAGATGCTGTCTTTGATTTAGGATTCGATGTAATGTTTAAGAGTCGTGTAAGACTTTTAGGTATTGACACTCCAGAATCCAGAACAAGAGATTTAAACGAAAAAGTCTACGGACTATTATCAAAGAAACATCTCAAGGAATGGGTGCATTGGGCAATCATGTCTGACAGGGATGATATTGAAATTCAAGTCAGATGCCCTGAGAAGGATAGTCGAGGAAAGTTCGGCAGGATTCTGGGAGAAATCTGGGTAAATTGTATTGAAGGTGGACATGAATTCAATGGATGGACTAATGTTAATAAGTGGATGTGCGAACATGGTTATGCAGTAGGTTACTGGGGCCAGAATAAAGCAGATGTCGCAGATGAACATATTGTCAATCGTAAACTACTCGCAGAGTCGGGTGAACAAGAACTTTTAACTTAATGAGAACATTTAAAGAATACAGTTTAAACAGAAAACTAGATAAGATCGTTCATGATGAAATCATAAAACGAAAACTTGCAAAGTTTCCAGTAAATGCTACGGATGACATTAAAATGAGAATGAAACCTAATAAACCAGCATTTACATTTCCTTCACCAAATAGTGATATGATGATTCAGGTGTTTCTTAGAAAGGTGGCTCCAAGTAAAGGACAACCAAAAGGAATGATGGCATTTAATTATCAATTTGAAGATAAATGAAAACTTACAAAGAATTTAGAGAAGCTGCAGAATATCAAGGAAAAAAAGTAAAACTCAATGATCCGAAACGTGCAAGTGATGGTAAGAAGAAGTTCTATGTGTATGTGAAGAATGAAAAGGGAAATGTTATCAAATTGGGTTTTGGTGATCCAAACATGGAAATTAAACGTGATGATCCTGCAAGAAGAAAAGCATTTCGTGCAAGACATAGTTGTGATGATGATATAGGGCCCAAGTGGAAAGCAAGATATTGGAGTTGTTATCAATGGCGTGCAGGAGCGAAAGTTGACAATTAACAAAACCATTAATAAATTTTGGAGGGATTGGGCAGCTCTTGTATACTTGTGGATTTGTCTGTGCGATTTCTTTATAGGGCCAGTTGTTTGGAATATGCAGATGGACTCATACTGTAATATGATGGTGTCTAAGGGATTAGTTTGTGATGCAACCCGATGGGTTCCATTGACTCTTGCAGGAGGTGCAATGTTTCATTTATCGTTTGGGGCTATTTTAGGAGCAACCGCTTGGAAGAAGGGTGATAAAGATGAAAACCAAGATAAAGAAATTAGTGAACTTCATGCAGATCTTGAGAAACTTAAAAAAACTATCAAAAATCATATTGATAGCGGGAACCATTCTACTACTTAGTGGTTGTGCAAAGAATGTAGCTGATAAAAATAATAATTTAGGTAGTGGTGATAAGTCAAATTTACCAGTTACCCTAACTTCACTTATTGAACACGCAGAATATTGTAAAGCCATTTATGATGGTGGTGGTGATCAAAAAGATGAAGTGGCCTTTGAAGTAAAACAAGAAAATGGAATATCAATAATTGTTATTAGGGGTACAGCAAATGAGGCAAATGTACTATCTGATATTGATGTAAGATTGGTAAGTGACTCTCGTACAGGAATCAAACTACATAAAGGATTTAGAGATGCCGCTGTAACTATAATGCAAATTATAGATACTTCAATGAAATCATCTAAAACTATTGTTCAAGGACAGACACTTCAATATCCTCTTGAACATACTGTACACGTTACCGGCCACAGTTTGGGTGGCGCAGTTGCTCAAATAATAGGAATGTGGTTACACAAAAGGGGTCACAATGTTCAAATTTTCTCTTACGGATCGCCAAAAGTCTCTTCTCAAGTTTTGTCTAGTGGACAACCCACTCATTGGAGGGTGGTTCGCCGTAGCGATCCTATCCCTTTTACTCCTATTTGGCCTTATCGGCATACAGGGTTATTTATAGATAGTCAAGATTTGGATTGGGGGCCGGATAACGATAATGGTTTAATCTCAGAAACCGATGGATTAGATCATGCAATAGCAAAATATGTAGAAACATTAAAGGAGAATTTATAAAGGATTGCAGGACTTCAATCGGTGAAGTCCGCATTAAGGGTAGGTTTTGGAAGAAACCTATCATACTATAACGCTCGGAAGGAGTAAATATGAAGAAAATAATTGCCCTAGTGGCAGTCGCTGCAATGTTTGCAGCCTTTAGTATAAGTACCGTTGGTAAGAAATTACCTTCAGTTGGTTATGTTCTAGTGGGGCCACACACCGATGGTGGATGGTCAATGAGACATCATGATGGATTTCAATCATTAACAAAACATGGTTATAAAGTTGGAATGGTTGAAATGGTGCCTGAAGCAGAGTCAACAAAAATATTCAACAAACTTGCACGAAAACATGATATTGTATTTGCAACCTCATTCGGTTATATGGATGGAATGGCAAAAGCAGCAAAGAAAAATCCTGACACAATTTTCATGCACGCCACAGGTTACAAAGGAAATGATACTAACTTTGATAATTATGGTTGTATGAGTTATCAAGCACGATACCTCACAGGTATTGCCGCAGGATTGATGACTAAGACTAATAAAATTGGTGTGGTTGGTTCACATCAAATTCCAGAGATTGTTCGTAACATCAATGCAATTGCACTTGGTGCAAGGTCAGTTAATCCAGATGCAGTAGTTAATGTTGTATGGATCAACTCTTGGTTCGATCCACCCAAAGATATGGATGCTGCCAAAGCACTTCTTGATTCAGGAAATGATATTCTCTATACAACAACCGATTCTCCAAGTGTAGTTTCTCTTGCACAAAGAGCATGGAAACAGGATGGTAAAGAAGTTTGGAGTATGGGTAATGATGCACCAATGGGAAGTAATGGCCCAGACCGTTATGTAACAGGCATGATGTTCAACTGGAATCTTATGTATAAACACATACTTGACAAAGTTGCAAATGGAACGTGGAAACCAAATCAAAAGTTGAATTGGGGTCTACAGGAAAATTGTGTAGGACTATCGCCGTGGGGTGTCAATGTACCTGGCTCAGTTGTCAATCAAGTTGAGACAATT